AACGTAGGTATTCCATGCATATCAATGAATCCTTCGTAGTTCCATTCCATAGGTATGAACAAAGAATATAATCCCGAGCGAGTTTGGCCATTGGCGTTTCTTTTCGTAACATCTGAATTATTATATAATTTCTTAAAATTTGTTCCTCCTTTGTCTAAAGCGTTTGATGTTGAACCCATCATACACTTACCAATTATTCTTGAACCTAATCTAAGCGTGGTTTTCGTAACCCGCCAGTTGTTAAGAATATTTTCTGGACGTTCCCATTTTCCTGCTTCATCATGTACTAGTAATGCAAGTTTTTCACCATCATAACTGTTGTCCCCTGTATTTTTCCAATCAATAGTTGTATCTAATCCAGCTATATCTTGAGTTTTGTTTTTAGACTCAAATCTTTTACGAGTAAACTTTGAAGCTGGTACTCTATATGCAAGTTCTGTTTTCGGTCTATCCATACCGTCTTGTATGGGTCTGAAAAAGAACGGATAGTTGATGGATATTGGTACAACCTTATCTGTAAACATTTTTTTTGCATCAGCACCTGACTTTGATAATATACCGTATCTTGAATCAGATGATACTGTAGCCAAGTTAACGGTCTCTCCGGATGCCATAAATGAAAAACCTGAACGTCTGTTTTTAAGATAACACATTCCGTAGCATCTTGTATCTGCTTTGCAAGCTTCCCAGAATATAAAGAATAGTCTGTTTGCTTCCCTAAAATCTGGTCTCCCAACATCAATCTTGGTCCACTGCAAGTACATGTAATGAGTGCCAGTAATATAGGTAGGAATCTTTTTATTCTGAAACCAATGACCTTCATCTCTTTTAGCGAACTCTTTATCAATATACCCATGCCATCTTTTTTTAAATTCATCTGGATAATCTTTCCAATCAAATATACTTTTAATAGATTTAAGTTCTTTAGGATACTCGTGTGGCGTCCATTTGTCGTTTTCATTATCAACTTCTATTACTTTAGGTAAAGCTATTTTTAAATTTTGTATGCTATACACTTCACCTATCTGACCTGTTTTTGATATAACAACAACATCATGTTCTTTGTTATAACCATACTTCCACTTTTTAGATTTATTTAATCTTTTAATAGTGTTTATTTTAATAGGTTGTATAACCTTATATAAATTTTGTTCGTACATTATTTAGATCTTCTCTCTGCAAAACCACTAAATACTTCAACTTCTTCTTCTTTCTTAGGCTTGTTATTTAGTATATCGTCTTCCTCTTGTATTCTATTTAATATCTCAAATGCATCGAATATTGCGAGCTTTTTAGTGGCTGCAGCGTTCTTGAGTCTATCGGCTGAGATGTCATCATCAGTTTCAACAATAGGTTCTTTAGCAACTTTAATAAGTTCTTTGACTGCTTCATGTCCAGCTTGGATTATATTCTTTTTCGTTTCCTTGACGTTCATATTTAATTGTAATTGATTGAATTCTTACTCTATACATCCTTTCGTCATCTATAATAAATTCAAACTCACTAGTTGGAACGAAACCTACAAGATCATTTTCTTGTATGTAGTTAGTTTTATTGTCTAAGTATTTAACAACACCGGTTAAAGGTTGTTCTTTATCTACACTTAAATTATTTCTAGAATGTATAGGTTTAACAAAACAATAACCATCATTAGCTATCCATTTGTTTTTTTGCTTATACATAAAAACTTGATCAGGCCAAGCAAAATATAAGTCTTCTTTATAGTAACTTTTAGAATTTTTTTCTATACCTTTTATATCGTGGTATCTTCTAAAAATATTATGATGAACAATTACTGTGTCGCCTATTTTAATATCTGTTTTAACAGCTTTAGGCAGCGCTACAACTTTAGCAGTCCTATTTACAAAACTATGATTTTGGAGCTCAGTATTTACAATGAGCTCCTTATCACCAACTTTCTTTTTATTATCGTATCTTCCTCCTATAGGCTCAATAATAAAATTGAATATACTTTGCATTAATATTCTAAATTGTATTCCACAGCTATTGCCATGTTCTTGTTGAAATCTTTCCAAGGAAGTACTTCGTCTTTCTTTTTTATGTATACGGAAAACTTAGAGTCTTCTTCAATTATATCACAAATAGTGTGACCTCCATAGACCTCTTGACCAACAGAATAATGCATTGCATCGTTTTTGTAATCTCTACCGATGCTTATCTTACGAACTAGCTTCATCTTCTTTTATATCCTCGTAAGACCCATCTTCAATATTGATTTGTATTTTACCGTACTTCTCTTCTAGCTTAGCTTGTAGCTTGTTCAAATCTTGTTGAACTTCTGCTGCAGCGTGGTTAAGCTGGTGTTTCTTTAATTCTAAGTTACCTATTTGCGAAGCAGCGTTGTTAAGCTTACCTACAAATCCCTGTAATTCTTCTAATTGTTCAGGTGTAATTTTGTTTACTTGGTTTTCCATAATCTTTAATTTTTAAAATTTAATTTAATTGTTTGGGTTATAATTTATTATCACTTGTTTTACTTAATTTCTAATTATTCTTCAACAACGTCTTCTGATACTACTTCGGGTAATACCACGAAAGGCATATGAAATGTTGTGTCAACCGGTGTTTTTTGTAATTCAATCTGTGAATCTAAACCAGCTTTCAGACTATCTACATCTAGTCCATCTTCTAACCAAGCTATTACATCAGCTTCGGTTACGCTATCGTATTCGGTGAAATTATCTGCATCATATGTTACGCTATGCGTACCAATTGAATAAGCTGTATACATTCCAGCTTCGTGATCTTCTGAGGCTGCAAATCCCCAGTGAATTGTGTTGATAACATTATCTTTGCTATCGTGGGAAATTTTTGCGTCTAACGCATTAATTGTCCATTTGTAAGTTATTGCCATTTTTTTTGTTTGTTATTATATTTTATAAGTTTACCATAATTTAAGCTCCAATTCTTTTTAAATCAAATTTTAATATTTTTCCACCGGCGTTTTGTAAATTAGTGTATGTATATGAGCTTTGCCACTGAAGCTTAGACAACGCTCCTGCGGTACCTAATTCTTGAGTTATTCTAATTGAAGGTATAACTCCTGTAGCGTGGCCAGTACCTAACATAGGTGGAAAATTAAACGCAGTTGTTCTATTAGTTCCTACTACACTCCAATAAAAATTAGTAGATGCAGCATATGTATAATAATTACCACCGCCGGCCGTAAAATCTTCTATGTAAGCTACTATAATATAAATACCGTTTTGAGTTAAAGTGGCACTAGTAGCAAACGTATGCCACGTGTTAGCAGCATAGTTACCAACCGCTTGATATGCGAGCTGATTATAAATACTACCTCTATATCTAACCGTACCATTAACATCTAGTTTAGCCGTAGGCGAAGTCGTTCCGATCCCGACGTTGCTTCCAACAATATAGTTATCTCCATTTGACTGAAAATTATGAGTAACAACATTACTATTATCTTGTAAAAGTACCCTTGGATTTGTTGAATTAAAACCTAAAAATATATCAGCGCTTTGACCATAATTTAATCTTATAGCATCAGCACCTACTGCTGTAACTACTTCTAATTTAGCGCTAGGCACTTGTGTTCCGATTCCAGTTTTTCCGTCATTTAATACTACAAAATCACCAGCTGTTGTAGCTATTTGAAATCTACTATTAGCTACATTAGCAGTTCCACTAGGTACGCCTATTTTAAATGGATAATATCTTACACCAACAGTTCCACCATCATTAATATAAAATGTTTCATTACTTGAAGAATCGGTTGTTTTAAAAGTTAATCCAGATACTGCACCATTACCTTTTATTTGTAATTTGCTACCAGGCGAAGTCTCTCCGATCCCGACGTTACCGTTATTTAATATCCACATTCTACCTGTAACACCACTAACGCTTAAATCACTTGTATCAGGGTTAGTTCCTAAAACTAAAGCACCTCCGTAAGCCGCTGTGGTACTTCTTCCATGCCAAATAGCTGATTGCACCCAGTCGTAAGCTTTAAAACAAATCCCCGCTCTAGCTAGCGATGCGTTATTATTGTGAACTTCTATTCCACGAAAAACATCACTGCCACCATCCTCTCTAACATTAAGTTTTTGATCAGGTGTGGTTTCTCCAATACCGACGTTGCCTCTTGAGAAAAATGAATTACCACCATATTGTAATGTTAAGTTTGGACCCTGACCTACTTGAGGAATAAATTGAAAATCAGCAGCACCTTCTGTAAAACGTATTCTACCAAAATTAGTAGTACCTGCTTGTTGAAAATTTATATCGTAATTTGTAGCATTCGTTGCAGATAACAAAGTTAACGACCTTGACCCAGTCAATGTAGAAGAACCTATAGTAACATTTCCATCAGACGAGATTCGCATTTTTTCCGATAACCCTCCTCCGCTTGCTTGGGTTTTGAATACCATATTAATAGCATCTGTACCATCTTTTTTAGCTGATAACTCAATATCATTACCATTCGCACCTAAAGATAAATTAGTTACACTAGAAGCACCAATTTGTACTAGACCCGAAGACGAGATTCGCATTCTTTCTGTGGCATCTAACGCACTCCCCGTGTTACTTACATTAAATGTAGTAAATCCTCTAGATGAAACCATCATTTGACTCGATGCACCCCCCATGTTTCCAATAGCAAATTTTGCAGCTACATCTCCTCTTAATTCCGTTACAGTTGGATATGTTATAAGCGTGCTTGCTATACGCATTCTTTCTGTGCCTGCTGAATAAAATGTAGGAAAATAACCTGCTGCAACTCCACCAATTTTTATTTGACCAGTAGCCTGATTAACTGTAAAATCAGCAGTATTAGTATTGTTATATGTTAAAGACAATCCATAAAAAGCGTTAGTAATTGGAGTCGATATAAAAACATTACCTGCATCATTTATATTGACTCTATCTATACCTCCTGTTTGAAGTGATAAACCATAAGCTGAAGAATTTGTACCTAAATAAACATAAGAATTACCAGCATCTACACCCCAATAACCAAGATTTGAACCTGTATAAACTCTTGCCTCCCCGTTAACGCTTACATTCCCTGTAAAAGTGCCCCCAGCTAATGGCATTTTAGTTGCAATACTATTTGTAACTGTTGTAGCAAAATTTGGGTCATCGCCCAATGCTGCAGCTAATTCGTTTAATGTATTTAAAGTACTAGGCGCTGAATCAACTAATAAAGCTGCTCTAGCGTCTGCTCTAGCATCAGTATAATACAAATTAGAACCTTCAGTAATATGAGCTGTTGTAATACCACTTATTTTATCGCTAGTAACTGCGTTATCCGCTATGTTACCTGTAGCTATCGTTGAGCTCGCTATTAAATCACCTGTTACTTTAGTATTTGCCATATTATTCTTTTATAAAAGTTCCGTTAGTATATACATAGAATACATCTTCATGTAGTACTCTATCTCCTTCTTGAACTGCGGGAAAAGGTATTTCGTTAATATCCATAATTTTTATTTTTAATATACTCCTGTTGTGCTATTGCTCTGTGATGAAGCTGTAACTTGAACATTTCTCCAAGGGTAAGCGGTAAAGCTTTGATGAAAATCAATATTTGGCGCAGAGTAATAATTATGTGATAATACAATAACACAAAAACCATCACTTGATGTATAAGGACTTTGTACAAAATTAGTCCAGTTACCGGAATTTTCAACGGTAAGACCTGCAAAACCACCACTCCAATTATGAAACATTACAGAGCCATCACCTCTTAATGAACCATATTTATAACTTTTTATATAAAAACCTCCCATTATATAATGAGTATTTCCTGAATAACCTGATGAATTAGTGTGTGATCCACCCATCCAAAGATTTGTTTTATAATGTACATAAGAATAGCTGTTATTAGCGTAGTATTGACCCGTATGCCAAGCGTATTGTATTCTACCTATTCTCGCTCCACAATCTTTATTAAATGCTCCAGTGCCATGGTGCAATTGAACATCCAGCTGAGCTACAGGTGAATTCTCCCCGATCCCAACGAGGCCAGCATTTGTAATCCTCATTCTTTCTGTTGCTGCAGTTTCAAAAATCATATTATCATTAGAGTGAATATATTGTATTCTACCTGCAAATCCTGCATTTTCATCTCCAAATGTTAGAAAACTTCCTGTACTTGAGGTTGCAAGTAAAGTCATTCCTGACCAAGTATTGTTCTTAATTAATATACTTGTATTAGCATCTACACCACTTGGCTCCGTTACATTACTTTGTGCTACTACTAATTTAGTGCTAGGCGAAGTCGTTCCGATCCCGACGTTGCCTCCATTAATCCAACTATCACCAGTTGTATATAATCTAATATTTTCTGTGGTATTATGGAACATTCGTAAAAGAGGGTCATCAGTTCCTCCACTGGAACCAGTACCTAAATAAACAATTTGATTAGTCGTGTTCTTTTTTATTATTTCTAACGCAGCGTTTGCATTACTTTTGTCAATAGTTAAACCTCTTCCAGGCGAAGTCGTCCCGATCCCAACGTTTGCATTTGAATCAACGTTTATAGCTATTGTTCCACTAGCAGAACCTACATATACAGCAAAAGGATTTGTTGTATTTGAATTAATAGTCATTGTTTGACTATTCCCATGCCATGTTTGAAATTGCACACCATTAGCATTAGAGTTTGCTTGGTATCTAGTAAATAAATCTCCAGTACTTTGAACATGTAGAGGTTGTTGAGCCAAAGTCGTTCCGATTCCTAATTTATTATTAATAATTACATCACCAGTATTATATTGAATATGCATTTTACTATCTCCAACTTCAGCACTGTTTTGGTCATTTACTGTATCCACCAAAAAGTGCAAGTCCTGTCTTGCTGAATTATCACCCTTAGCCTGTGCTACGATACCAACTTTTCTATAAGCAGTATTTGCTTCAGAATAACCTAAACTTATACCTCCAAAGACCCCAGAACTGTTATTTGTTCCTTGACCAAAATGTGCATTTAATGCTGATGCCGCGCCTTTAACTTCAAGTGTTGTTTGAGGCGTAGCAGTTCCAATTCCTACGTTTTGCGATGAGTTTATTGTTAAAGCCCTTGTATTTCCAGTTTTCAATGAAAATGAATGTGCTGTAGACGTACCTAATGACATATCAGTAGTAGCATCATCATAACTCCAATCTCCTGCTACTGCACCGCCATTTCTTTGTGCTTTATAAATTATTACACTATTTCCAGCAGTGTAAATACCATTTGCAGTAACATTACCTGAAAAATTTGTGGCGCTATCGTGAAATAATGATATTATTGGTGTTTTAGCACCGTTGTATTCAGTAAGACCAATTTTACCATAAGGTACTGTAGCAGTTCTACCGCCTTCAAAATATATACCTCTATCATTTGAAGTTCCTAATCTAATAGTACCACCACTACCACTTGCATCAGGCGAACCTTCAAACCTTGCTACTTCAACTACACTTCCTGAAGACCCAGGATTTTTAACATGTAACTTAGTGGCGGTAGTATCAAAAGCATATGGATTTAGACTTCCGATTCCGATGCTGCCTTGGTTAAAAACTAAAGTATTTGGATATGTTGTTGTGTTATTAATTTGCTCAAAAACATATCTTACATTTCCAGCTGTAACTGTTTCTTTTAATTTTAATGAGAAATTATCATTACTTGGGGAATAATTCCATTGTTGATAAACACCACTTGATGCGGGTAAAACATTTAATTTAGCATTTGATGTGTTAAAAGATGCAGCATCATTACTTAAAAGCAAATTTCCTGTTTGTGTTATTTTAACTTGATTAAAAAGTGTTCCAGCATTTTCAGTGGCAAAAAATAATGTACCATTATTTGTGTCAATTTGGTCCATTGTAATTCTTGCTTTAGAATCTCCTGTATCAGCATTTTCTACAAAATCAATATAAGGTGCATTTGAAGAATTATGTATAATTACATTTCCTGCAAAAGTTGCTGCCCTAGTGCTTGCTACTAAAGTTAATAAGTCCTGATTTGAATTATTTAAAAATCTTATATCATTACTAGCATTACTTTGAATTCTTGATATACCTGATATACCACCTAGAGCTATGTCACCCTCAGATGTAGCTCTTACGTATGGCGCTTTTGCAAATCCCGTAAACGTTGGTGAAGCTATTGGAGCTTTTAAAGCAATACTATTTGTAACTGTTGTGCTAAAGTTTGCATCATCCCCAAGAGCTGCAGCTAACTCATTAAGGGTGTTAAGCGCTGAAGGCGATGAATCAACTAAATTAGTTATTTGTGTACCCACATAGCTTTCTGTAGCAAAACTATTTGTAGATAAGTAAGAACTCACTCTAGCATCCGTGTAATACAAATTGCTACCCTCTCCAATATGTGCGGTAGTTATACCGTGGCTAGCGTGTAAATTACTCTGGACTATTACGCCGTCTGATATAAGTTTTACTTTAGTTTGTGCCATTTATTTATTTATTATTTTGGTTCTACAGGCCATTCTACGTTTGTTAAACTTGTGTAATTTTTTGTAATATCCCTAAGTTTTTGACGATATATTTTCCACTCGTCGGACAAAGTTACATCACTATTAGCCATCCAATCTGTTATAGATAATTTTTTATTTCTTGCATCTCTTAATAAATTCAAATCACTTTCTGCAATTTTATTATTTATCTGTGTTTGTGTTAAACCTGCAAAACCTGATATGTCAGGGCCATTGTGACTTATTATAATTCCATTTTCGTCGTATACTAATTCTTCCATAATATTATTTTATTGTGCAAAGTAATAATTGCTAGTATCATTTTGAGCATATGAATGTATTTTTAGAGAATTTTGAAAACTTGTGGAGTGAGCACCTAAATATATTTCTATCATACCTTCACTATAGCCGTTTGATCCACTATCTATTCTAAAACATAAATAACCACTGTAGTTTCCCGCTGTACTGTTTGTTCCTCTGTAAACATTTAAGTCTTTTGCAATACCAGAGTCCATAATATCTCCTCCAAAAACATTTATTATGCTACCTGAGTAAGTATATCCACCTTTACAAGAAATATACATACCTCTATTATACAAATACCCTTTTACATAAATATAAAACATAATGTTATTAGAAGTTGTATTCAATGCTACATCTAAATACCTGCTACCATCTCTAATGTTTAATTGACCTAAATACTTCATGCCACTACCATTATGCCCAGCTATCTCATTATTCAAAGTAGTATAAAGTGTATCTGCACTTCCACCAATGCTTTTATAAACAGTAGACCCTAGCTGCCCATCTGATCTTATCTCAAATCTGTGACCAGCTGTACCACCAGTTGTTGCATCATAGATATAGAACATGTCTTGAGCTCTAGGATTATTTGTACCACTACCACCAGTACCCATTCTAAACTCTCTTGTATCTGATTTTACAGAAACTTCCGCATAACTAGCAGCAACAGTATTATCAACCAATATTCCTCTATTATCACCAGATGTATTTTTTATAGTAAGCTGGCTTGTGGGCGAAGTTGTTCCGATTCCTACACTTCCTGAACTACCATCAATATACATCATCGGTGATGGGGAATTAAAGCTAATATCTTTTACAACGCTACCAGAAACAGATGAACCAATAGACAAAACTGAATTATCATTTGTGATAAATGCTTGAGCAGATGTAGTTGTTGAAGAGCCTTTAATTTCAACCGCTCCTGCACTTGTGATACGCATTCTTTCTGATGGAGCAGTATTTGTAGTTACACTTCTTGTTCCAAAAACTAAATCTCCTTTTGTGCTTCCACTACCACTTGTTGTAGTATATCCAATATATGCAGGAATATTAGTTTGTGCATTATATCCAAAACCAATTAAGTTATTTTGACCATTATTACCTTCAT